GCGGATCACCCCTGGCGGCATTGGTTTAGCCAATTTTGGATCAGCAGTTGCCTTTGTTCCACAGTCAGATAGTGATTCTGGAACTTTCCCTGTGGGGTTTTTTGATGTTACCCAGGTATCTGAAATCGACCCCGATTTTTTATCAACTAGTGAAACTGTCAAGATTGCTAATGCATGGTTTGGTGTAATACCTAAACCTTCAGCATTGACATTTTATGTCTATGACGATGCGGGTATTGATGCTACTGCGGTCACTGCATTTCTGAATGCCGCCAGAAATCTTAGATATTGGTATTGGACTATTATGGATAACGCCATACAGATCGTGCCAGCTTTGATCGGTGCGGCTGCAACATGGGTCGAAGCTAGCGGGGATTCCTTTTTAGCTTATAGTTCCATAGATGTTGATGTTGCCGATTCATCTGAAACCACTGATCAAGCTTCGGTTTTTAATGGTCTTGGCTTGAGGAGAGTTAACACTTTTTGGAATAGCTCAAATACTTATGGTGCGGTTTCTGAAGCTGCACTATTAGCAACGGTTAACTTCTCAGCGGCCGATAGTGTCATTGATACAAATTTTAAAGTACTTACCGGGTTAACGGCTGATGACGTAACCGCAGATAATGTCTTAGCTTTTAATAATAAAAATGTGACGTATTACCCTGAAATTGATTTAAAAGGTCAGACCATACAAGGTCGAGTTATTAACAGTATGTCTCATTCATCATTTAATGAAGCGACTTTTGAAGTGTTTTCGATTGACGCATTAGTTAACAGTGTACAGGTTGAATTGTTCAATGTACTGGATCGCGCACTGTCTAAAGTGCCACAAACCCCCGCAGGTCAAGAACTGTTACTTAGGGGAGCCCGTCAAGGTTGTGAGAGATTTATAACTAATGGGTTTTTAGGTCCTAGAAATTATGTGGATCCCGATGATGGGATTGAAAAAACTTCACGCGGTTATGAAATATTAACAAAACCAGAAGATATTTTAACTATATCAGACGCGGATAGAAACGCGTTTAAATCGGCACCGATTAGAATACGAACGTTTCCAGCGGGATCTGTTCGTGTCGTTGATGTAACTATTGACGTTGAATAACAGGAGTTTAGACTATGACAACTCGCGCATTTGATAATGAAAATTTCGTAGTAACTGTTCAATCCCGGCGGATCAGAGATTGGGGTATAACTGATCCCCCTTTTGTGGCCGAAGACATTGATGATAGTAATACATTGAGTCGGGGGCTTGGTGGGAATGCAACTAAGTTTTCTCGATCTAATCCCGGACTTAGGTTTACTTTGAATCTGTCACCTGGATCCCCTGATTCGGCGTTTCTCAGTCTGTTGTTTCGGTCAAACGTAACTCTCGAAGGTTCGTATGTGAACATCGGCACACTTGAAGACGGTGCCGGGTTTGAGGGTGTTATCACTCGTCAACCTTCAACGGGCCGTGGCGGTCCTGCTTTAACTGATGATACCTGGGTAATTGAATTTAATGGTTCTGATCGTAAATTCGGTGGAGATGTATAAAAAATGCAAGTCACGCAGATACAAATTAAAAATATTAAGTTTAATGTTCCTTTATGTAGCGCTGTTGATCAGCGCGATATTATTTTACAACTCGGTAAATATGGCCTGGAGGGTGTGATCAGCGGGTTAGCCCTTGACCGTAAACAGGCGGGATCATGGGAACGTTTCGGTGTGGTTGTGGTTGCTGTTTTATTAAATAAAATGCCGCAGAATATAGCAACTGACATTTGTGATAAATTGCTAAAAGGGGCAAAGGTCCATGATGAGCAATTACCACAGAATGCCGATCTTGAATATTTCAGTGGTCACATGGAAGATTATTTTGAGTTAGTGAAGGAGGCATTGATCCATAACTTTAAAGGTTTTTTTCCATACCTCGACCAGATAAAAAGCTCTTTCAGTGGGCAAACCGAAAGCAATCAGGTCGAGAAGAAACAAACCTCAACCCAGCAATAGATCCGTTTTTATGGTTGCCAATACAGGGGATTCATAATGTTTGCCAACCTTTTTGCACCTGGGCTGAACTCAATGATGGTACGTATACCATAGCAGACGTTCAATTATTTCATCATGTAATGCTTGAGACTGCATACAGCCGGGCTCAAGCAGTAGCTGCAGCACAAGCCACATAGGGGTCAATACATGGCTACGGTAATAGACCAATTTTTAGTTGGTATAGGATTTGAACCGGATGAAGCTGGGGCAAGAGCTGCTGAAGGTTCTTTAAATTCAATCCGATCTTCTGCTTTACAGCTTGGGGCTGTCGTTGGGACTGGTCTAGGCCTTAAAGCTTTAACCGTTGATTTTGCTAATGCTGCAGATGAGGCTGGGAAATTCTCTGAAATTATTGGTGTCAGTGTTGAGGATATGGATCGCCTCGATTTCGCAATTCAGCGTGAAGGTGGAAGCCTCAATGAACTAAAGGGTGAACTACGATCCATTGACCAATTCAGGGAAGGGTTAGCCGTTGGGGATGTTGGGTTTCTCGCTCAGGCCGAGGCCGCAGGAATATCAACCGATGCATTAATAAAAGCTAAAAACCCTATGGAGGCTTATCTAGCCTTAGCCGAACAATTCCAAAATCTTGATCGTGGTCAGAAGGTAAACGCGGCTCAGGCACTTGGCCTTGGTGATGCTTCGGTACGACTATTATCCAGAGGTCGAAAAGGGATCCAGGAATATATAGATGAGGCTGATCGCTTAGGGACTCAGACAACTGAAATGACTGAGGTCGCCAAAGATTTTAATGATTCATTAACCGATACCCAAAGGATATTTGGCAGTATCGGGGATACTATCTCAGTAAATTTCTTACCTTTTTTAACAGATGCCAATAAAGAAATGTCAGATTTCTTAGCCAACAATAAGGAATTAATCGATTCAGGGATCGAGGAAGCCGCCGATGGTATGGCAGGATCGATTGCTGGGATCACCGCATCGATTACAGCGTTGACTGCTGCTGCGGGCGCTAGTGGTTTAGCTAGCTTATTATCAAAACTGGGTCTTTCAGGGACTGCCAGAGGTGTTGGTGGTATAGCTGCGGGGGCTCGGGCTGCGGGAGGTCTCGGCTTAGCGGCTTCAGGCGGTTTCGCTGTAGGGAGTGTGATCAGTGATAACTTGAGCAATGATTTTAATCAAACTTTTGGACGTGGGATCGCTCGATGGTTATCATTTTTCGGTAACGATGAGGCAACACGATCACTCACGGCTGAGAGATCATTTTTGGATAGTCGGGCCAATACCACGATTAACTTTAACCCTCAACAATCTGACATCCAAACTATGAGAAGGGTTGTCAATGAAGAGTTAACGAATGTGACCACCCAGACTCAGCAAGATATAATCACATCGGATGAGGGCTGATCATGACAATGATCCATATATTCACATCAGAGTCGCCCAAAATTGGGCCGCTTGAGTTTGATGTAATCTTTCAGGATACCTTAGAATCTACGGTTGAACTTGCCCTGTACCCCTTAGAGATTGGAGCCGATGCCGCAGATCATAGGATCATTTTACCAAAAATGTATTCTCTTACCGGGGCGGTATCTAATACCCCACTAACTATCGGATTAGAGACATTAGAATCCCTGGGTATCGAAGCCCTTTCGAGTTTGTTTAATTCCTCAATCGCTTCAGAGGTAGCGGGGTTAGCTGCGGGATTTTTAGCGGGTTCTGATGATACTAGGGCATCTGCCACTTTATCAATGCTTTTAGCAATTCAGGCAAGTGGTGAACCTTTTGATTTAACAACAGGCTATATCAATCTAAGCAATATGACTATCCTATCAATTAGGAGTACCAGAACCCCACAGACCGAAGGGGGTTTCACGTTCACTGCTGATTTGCAAGAAATGCCCAGGGTTGAAACAGTACTTAGGCAAAACACACCTACTAATGACCAGTTGAGAAGTACGGATCCATCGGGTACACAAGCTTCTCCTGTCGCAAATCAGGGTGAGGTTTCAACCGCAGTTTTAACTAATCCAGATATGATATCTGATATCGCGGAGTTCTTTGTATGAATTTAGTTATTCCAGTACTACAAGGGATTGATAATTCTCATCAGGTTGTATCTGCTTTGCTAGGTGATCACTTTTTAGAATTCCAAATAAATTGGAATACTCGTTTTGAGTATTGGTCATGTGATATTTACGAAAGTGGTGTTGCCCTAGCCCTCAGTTTAGTTTTCAATCCACCTACTAACATTTTAAACGGGTTGAATTTAACTGAAGAATATGGACAGATCGTTTTTATGGGTGATGTTGCAACGCTTGATAATTTGGGGCTGTCAAATTCATTAGTTTGGGTTAGCAACGATGGCTAACTTTAATCGTAAATATAAACTGACCATATCAAATGAGTCATTGGATTTAGACATAGAATCCATCGAAGATCAGTTTTTACGGATCATTTTTGAAATAGTGCATGATCCCGGTGGTAACAATGTTTTTGGTGAAATCTCTGTGTATAACCTGAGTAAAGCCAGTGAACAAAAAATCTATGAACAGTTTACTAATGTTACTTTGATCGCAGGATATGAGGGATCACAAGATGTCATTTTCAAAGGTGAAATAATTAATATAGTTCGTGGTAGGGATGTTGCGGACACCTTTGTAACCATGTATTGCAGGTCGTTAGGTAAGGCTGCTTTTGAAACCAACATCAATAAAACGTTACCGGTTAATTCTACAATTATAGATGTGTTAACTGAATGCTCTAATGCGTTCGGGGTCCCTTTAATCGTGGATGAAATTGATTTTTCTGGCGATGTTGCTTTCGGTCGGGGGGCTCCTTTGCAGGGAGATCCAAAGGTTATATTAAACAATCTGAAATCAACTTATAAGTTCGATTGGTTTTTTGAGAATGGGCGAATGGTAGTTTTAAAGCAGGACTCAATAAGAACTGGTGAAGTTGTTGATATTTCTATGCTTAAAGGTATGGTTGGGTCTCCAGAAATAACTGAGATTGGGGCCAATGTAGCCACTAAACTGAATCCACGGATCCGTTTTGGTACTCTGTTTACGGTTGAATCAATAACGCCTAGGGTTAATTTTTCAAATCTTTACTTTCAAGATGTGCCTGAAACTATTGGGGTTGGTCAATATAAAGTTTTACGTGTTACTTTCAGGGGTGATTCTCATGGTACTTCGTGGGATAGTTTGATTGAGGGGATCCGGTATGCAGGCTGATAGAAGAACCTCGTTTTCCGAGTTCATAACAACACTCAAAGACGAGATATTAAAACAGATCCGGGTTTCGTTACCTGGACAAATAATAAGTTTTGATACCAATACCCAATTAGCACAAGTTCAGATCGGTGTTAAAACCAGGTTAAAAACTGGTGGGGATATATCACCTTCACCCATTATTGAAATACCAGTATATTTCCCCGGTGGAGATTTCATGATTGAATATGAGATCAGTGAAGGAACTGAGGGGATTATTTTATTTTCTCATCGCGATATCACCTCATGGTTAACTGCTGGCAGTGTTCAAGAATTGGCGAGCCTTAAAAAATTTGATGTTGGTGATTGTTTTTTCGTACCTGGGCTGAGGTCACAAGATAACAAGATTGAAAATTTCCAGAATGATGGGATCCAATTGCGTAATGTGGATCGGTCTAGTTATATCTGGTTAAAAAACGATGGGTCAATCCAGATACAGGGATCAACTGTTTCTATTAATGGTAAAGATTTTGAAACTCATCAGCATGATAACGTACCTCCTGAAGGGACCTATACAGCCCCTAATGGTGGCGGTCCAGTAACTGGAAACTCTGGGGAGGTAATATAGTGACAGTCCGAAATTTACTAGATAGTACTGGTGATATATCAACCAGTGGTACACAATTTATTAGTGGTATTGATGAAACAGCTCAAACAGTCAGAACTAGATTAAAATTATTGCTGGGTGAGTACTTCAGAAACATTGACGAGGGGACACCTTGGTTTGAAAGGATTTTCCCAAATACTGCTAACCAGTCATTAAAAGAAACTGAGATAAAACGAATAATTACCCAGACTGAAAATGTGGGGGCGATCACATCTTTTGAACTTGAATATGAGAGAACCGAAAAACGTTTAACAGTGGATTGTAGTATTATTGATATTTCGGGATCTCAGACTAACATAACTTTAAGTGAGGTTTTTTAAATGGCTGAAATAACAGACAATGGCTATCAGCTACAAACCCAAAATGAATGGTTTTTAGATGAGCAAGCCCGGTATTTAGCCATTGATGCTAACTGGAATTTAGATCCCTCGGTCCCTGATGGTATAAAACTCGCTACTGATTCAGAGATCTGGGGTAACTTGGATGAACTCGGACAAACTGCATATAACGCCAGGGATTTAGATCGCGTACAAGGTGAAGGTTTAGACATTCTGGCTAAACTATTTGCTATCGATAGAAATTTAGCGACCAAAGCGACAGCGATTGTTAGCGTTAACGGGGTGAACGGTACGATCATACCTGCAGGATCAATTGTCATTTCATCATTTGATTCATCGAGATGGTTAACCGATGCAGAAATAACTATTGTACCTGGGCCTGGTTTAAACGTTGGAGTCACTGCGGAAACTGCCGGACTCTTGACAGCCTCAGCCAGTACGTTAACCGTCATAGGTACGCCTATTGCTGGTTGGACTGATGTCACTAATACCTTGGCTGCAACATCAGGAACGGATGAAGAGAATGATGCAGTGTTCCGACGTAGAATAAAACGATCTCGCGCTCTATTGGGAGATAATCAAGTTGATAGCATGTTTGCTGCAATTGGAAATGTCGACGGTGTTACAACGCTTGAGATATATGAGAATGATACTGCAGCTACGGACTCGGACGGCGTGGATCCTCACTCGATAGCCATATTCGTTAATGGTGGATTAGATGCAGAAATTGGGGCAGAAATCGCCGCATATAAAAACCCAGGTACTGGACTAAATAGAACTAATGTTGTCATTGGAACGCCCGTCATTGTCAATACCCAAACTCCTGCAGGTAGAACTTTTAGCGCGGTTTTATTCAGGCCAACACTTGTAAATATTTTTATTGAGGTTGATGTTACTCAGGAGGGTGATTTACCTTCAGATATAGTTGACCAAGTAAAAGAGGCAATCATTGAATATACTGAACCAAGTCTGTTTGAAGGTGATGATGTTGAAGGGTTTAATAAAACCGGTTTTGGTATTGGTGAAGAAGTTCCCCCAGGGAGATTTTATACCCCAGTTAATAAAACACTTGGCCTATATGGTGCATCATTTGCGACAGAGATTAGGGTGGGTTTATCTTTCGCTGCAGCAAATACAACAGTTGAGCCCATAGCCTTCAATGAATTATCGGCTTATGAATTAGCTAACATTGATGTGACAATAACATGATAGATATACTCGACCATATATTAAGGGTTAATTCACGAATATATTTACAATATCGTGATAAGCCAAATCTCACCAGTTGGTTACATATCAACGCTGAGATTGCCAATATTTTTGAGCCAATGTTTTCGGATGTTTACTGTCTATTAGATATTGATTTAAATTCAGGGGTTCAATTAGATTTGATTGGTCGCTTGATAGGTCAACCGCGTTTAATACTTTCAGGCTCTCTGGTTTCTGATGTGACATATAGAGTTTTATTAAAATCCAGGATCGCTAAAAATACCAGTGATTGCACTTTTGATAGTATCATTGACCTAATGTCCTTCGTAACTGATTTACAAGTGAATGGTATAACTGATCCAGAGGACATGACTTTTGCTATCTCATTTGGTCAGGCCGTACCTGCGGAAATCCAGGACCTTTTAAACAATGCTGATATCGTACCAAAGCCGCAAGGTGTTAGATTTACCGGCTGGACTGTTAATATAGGTGATCCACTAGAGGTATCAATCCCAGTAACTTTAGGGTCTAACTGTGATTTCTCAAGTCCCGACGTTGGGTGCAGTAGCAAGGTTGACATACCTTCGACAGTTACCGGCGGCGATGGCTCATATACTTATCTTTGGTCTAAGGTGGGGGGACTTGGATCCATTGATAACGGTCAAGGTACTGACATGGTAACCATCGCGACTATATCAGGAAACTCCGGGATCGGGACGTATGAGTTACAAGTGACCGATGGATTGGGGTCAATTGTTACATCAAACGTTTGTACCATCACATTCACTCAAACTGAACTCTTTGATCCACTAGTTGTTAATCTGGCTGATACTGCCTCAGATACTTGTAATTTCGATCCGGATGCTGTTGATGGTTGTGTTGCCCAGGTTACACCAACCGCAGCCCCGACTGGTGGTGATGGATCTTATTCTTACCAATGGACTAAAATTAGTGGTATTGGGACAATCGTTTCAGGTGATACCACCGCAACGGCTACAATTGAAAATGCTGTTGAAGAGGCTGGACCAGCCCCAGGTGCTACTGGTGTATTTAGATGTACCGTGACGGATGGTCAACCCGTGGTTTCGTTTGAGGACATCACAGTTACATTTATAGAGGCACCAGACGCGTTTGCTTTAAATTTAACCAATAAAACAACCACATCTAGTACGATTGGGGCGGGTGATCTTGAAGCGGTGTATGGACTGAGAAACAATGGAACCTCATTTAGACAGAGTATTGTTGGTGGTTCTCCAGGGTCAGAAAATGACGTATTTGAAGAGTGGGCAAATAACAATACTGATCCAGATATTGGTGATTTATATGAAGTTTTTGCAACGGATGCGGCAGTTACCGGTTCAGGAACCAAGGTCGGTACTTATGGATCGTGGGTCCCGATGAGTTCCGATCTTGAATGGTCGTTACTCTATACCGATGCAGGTATAGGAACCTCAGAAGTTGATGTAGTTTTCAGTATAGGATTACTGGGCACATCAACGGCACTTGAGACAGCAACTATTACATTCTTTACAGAACGGGCAAGTTAAAACTTAACAAAGGAAAACAAATAAATGTCAAAATTTTTAAGGGCGATGAATATAGTTAGTATCCACGAAGGTGGGTTTTCTGATAACCCTAATGACCTTGGTGGGTCAACTAATTTTGGTATTAGTTTACGCTTTTTAAAACTGGTGAATGAAGACGTTAATAGTGATGGTCACGTTGATGAAAAAGACATAAAAGTTTTATCCAAAGAACGCGCCCTGGAACTATATAAAAAATATTTCTGGGATCACTATGGACTGGGTGGCATTAGTTGCGATTGGCCAGCAACCAAAGCGCTTGACTTATTTGTCAATATGCGGGGCCGAACAGCCTGTAAAATTTTGCAACGTTCTTGTGTTGTTATGGATCTCAATATAGCTATTGATGGAATCATAGGGCCTAAAACCATAGATGCCATTAACGCGGCCTATTGCTTTGATTTGGAAGCTTTCAAACATACTGTTAGGGATCACCAAAAACAAGTTTATACTAAAATAGTACAAAAAAACCCCTCTCAAAATGAATTTTTAAAAGGTTGGTTAAACAGAGCGAGGTATTAAATTATGGGTTGGTCTGATGTTGGTAAAGACATTGCAAAAATTGGAGCCCCATTATTAGGAACTGCGATCGGTGGTCCGTTCGGTGGGATCTTGAGTTCAGTTGTTTCAAGTGTTTTTGGTGTCGAGGATAACCCCGAGGCAGTACTGGAAGCCATTAAAAAAGATCCTAATGCAGCGGTTAAACTCCAACAGATCCAAAGTGACGAGCGGGTAAGGCTTCAGCAACTATCGACCCAAACCGCTTTGGCCAAAGTCCAAGCAAAATCAAATGAATTATTAGCCATTAATAACACAATGCAAGCTGAGTCAAAATCAGAGAAATGGCCTCAATATAGTTGGCGTCCGTTTGTTGGTTTTACTTATGGGATAGCTTTTTTAGCAGTGACTGTGTTCACTTGCATTCTGGCATATAAGGGAATAATTGAAGGTATGTCGGAATCGATGACCATGATCCCTCAGTTTATTGGTAGTATGTCGGCCCTGTTTGGTGTTGTTATGCCGATCTTAGGCTTTGCATCCTATCACAGAGGTAAAGCTAAACGTATAGCAGCGGGTGAAACTAAGCCGGAAAAAGATGGAATTGTAACTAAGATAAAAGGTATTATTGGAAAGTAATAAAAAAGGCCCGACAGGAACCAAAGAAAACCCATCGAGCCAACCCCTCTCACAGGAACCATTATATTAGTTGACATAAATGTTAACCGCAATAAAAAGCCCCTTAGCTGGGGCTGTTTATTAATTCGTCAGAAACTTTTTTTAATACTGGGTCTGTCCACAATCTAGACATGACTAAGCTGGTTAAAGTTATAAATTTTGGGGTAGGTTGACGGCGATCAAATGCCTTGTTTTTCTTTTTATCTTTTCGTTTTTGCCGCTTGGCTGCATTTAAACAGGTTCGACAAACTGCGGATCTACCGGGAAAGTTTTTAATGCTTTGAGTACTCAATATCTCTTTACAAGGGTTATCACTATATCCCTTACATTTTTTTTCTGTCTTTTGGTTTTTCATCACTTTTTTCTCTGTTGGTTTTTAATGCTTTCTTGATCGAAATCAGTGTCCAAACTAATGTAACTACAGTACCGACACCCGCCAATATACTGACAACAGTTGCAATCCTAAAATCAACGTTACCAATACTAAACATGACCCATTCAGACGCGTCAATCCTTACGTTTTTGTCTACGCCTATCGATCCCCACGTTATCGCCGTAAGGAACGCCATTAGTTTTACTTTCGCTTCCACTAGATGGTTTACCATATAAGCGCCTTTTTAAAAATTTCAAAGTGGGGATCACTATTACGAGCACTATCTGTGCGACGATTAAAATAACGTCGAGAAAAGATAAGTCGGACAAATAAGTCATTACTACCCACCAAAATTAAAACTTGCACCCAATACGACAAAGTTAAAATAACATCAGCATAACTATCAAAGTTAGTTATTCCTTTGTATGTCATGTAACTAATTACCCAATTTGTGAGAATGGCTAAACCTAATGGATATTTCATCAGGGTAAAACTTAAAAGGCTTTTATCTCTCTTATTACGGGATATTGGAACAAGAATTTTCACTTCAATCAAATAAATTGATATAAAAATTAATAAATCGAGGGAAGATGAAGCAATTGAATTTGATTCATTTCTGAAATCTAAATTAAAAACACTCCAGAAATATAAAGTTGAGAGCATCATCAATGATAAAATTGATTTTGGTTTATTATTACCTGCAAGGTTGGCCACGAAAGCCAACCCCACAAGAATTATGAATGTATCAAAACCCGTATTCGTCAACATGTTTAAAAATTCATTCATCGTTTTCACCTATTAAACTAATCGCCGGATGATGTTTCTTGACCAGCGTTATCATCATCTGAACTTTCTTCATTCGTTCCGGGTCCTGGCATGTTACATAATTTATTAAATGGTTTCATAGTATCACCTATATTGTTTAGCGTTAATGTAAAAAGACTTAGATTGTCTCGGTGTCATTATACCAATGCAAAAACCATTAGACAAAATAAAACTAGGGTTATACATATCCATGTTTTGTGAGGGTAGGTATTATTTTGTTTCATGAGTGTTGGCCTTTGGTTAGGTTTTGCTATCTTTGTACAGCTTGAGAGCGTTTAATAGTGAGTTTTGGCTGTCATCTTTCTGGTTCAAAGTGGTTAAAACAACTTCATCCGTAGTATCTAACATTAATAGTCTATAGATCAAAACTTTCATCAATTGCCCTTGACGGTCGACGCGTTTATTGAACTGGATATAAAGTTCTAATGAC